GATAGTCTGGAATGCAGCTTGAATGTTATCAGCGATCTGTGAGCCATTGCCTGTTAGAGTGAAAAAATCTAACTTTGGGCCTTGTGGCTGAACTGTTACTGCTGAAGTTACGGCATTAACGCCAGTATTTGTATAATCTGGTGCGTCTAACCATAGAACTTGTTTGAAGTCACCATTAACTCTTGTAAATTGTGCCATTTTAATATCCTCTTGTAAGTTTGAACCTCGTAGGGCTCATACTATTATTTATGCCTTAAGAGAAAAAACTTGGTTTTGGATATTGTTTTTAGCCTTGAAATCTGGGGTTTGGATCAGCTGCCCTGAACGCTGGATTGATGATTTTGCCACTGCTTGTTACATAACCCTCTCCACCTGGACGGCCGCCTACACTTGCTGTAATTCCAAGTGATTTGCCCATTTGATCAGTCTGTAATAGTTGCTGCCATATCTGAAACTTCACACTGCGTAGTATGTCATAGGCTTTCCAAAACTTTTTCCAAGCAGGGGTACCGCGTAATTGATCTATTTGTTGACGCTGTTGCTGACTTAAATTTGATGTTTTAAGCCAGTCATCAAACTTTAGGTTTCCATTTTGTTTTCCGCTAGCTAATGAATAATCATATAATACTTTTTTGATTGTTGTAAATCTAGGACCTATGTAATTTACTATACTGTCTATTGCTTCACTATCAGATTGTATTGCATTTATAGCTTTATCTATATTAGATGTATTGACTTTTAATTGTGCCTCAGGTCTTTGTGGACCTAATACTATTAACTGCGGTGTTCTGTTCATCATCTGTATTTCTTTATCAGTTACAGGAGTTAATTCATTACTGCCTAACTTGTTTGGCTTTCCGTGTAATGTAACAAAAGCCTGGGCTGTAGGCATCTTACCAAATAAGCCTTTTGGGTTTACTGTGTAAGTAACTTTATTAGGGGTAAAAGTATAGTATCCGTTATTGTCAGGTCTTACAGGATCAGCAAACATTATGTCGCCTTTATAGAAACCCTTTGTTCCCTGACTTGCTTTCTCAAACACGTCCCATAATCTATCATATGATCTTGCTAATTTTAATCTTTCTGCTCTATAAGCACTATCGGTTTGATTTTCTTTGCGCTTACCTGTGTTTTGAATTTCATTTGATAACCCTTGTTTATCAAGAAGCAAACCTTTGTTCCATTGTGCTAAAGGAACTAGATAGAAATTACCTCTAGCGTCATGCCCCCAAAATATTGCAGCTTGTCCGTCCCACTTGTGTGAGCTTGTGCTAGGATTATCGATGAGGTTTTTAAAATCTGATAATGTTTCAATGGCTTTTTTTGAGCCACCAACTATTAAGTTGTCTTCACTATGTTGAAGGTCTCTACCTACTTTAGCTGCTTCTAGTAATATAGCTCTGAGCTTCATACATATTATCTAGGTCTTTGACGACCCTGACCTATTGGTGTGACCGAAGCTCTAGTTCCTTGCGCTTGGGGAAATCTTGCATCATTGGCACCTACAGCTAATAAGTCTCCTTGCGCAGGATTTTCATTACCTAATTTATTTTGTGCTGCTCTTAACAAAGTTTCTAATTCTGATTTAGTAAGTCTATCCGCAGCAATAGCATCAACAATTTGATCAACATTTGCTAACATATTAGTGCCTTGTAGAATAGCACTAACTGCTCGTCTTTTAGTAGTCTGATCAAACCTATTAATCATAGCTACTACATTTTGAACTCCCTGTCTTAGATTTCCGATATCTATTCTATTATCGGGAACATAATCATTTGTTCCTGGAGCAGGTTGTCCTCCTCTTGTTGTCGGATCATTTGGATTATTACTAGGATTTGTAATTGTTGCAGTATTATTTGGTTGTGAGGATCTAGTGTGGTATAAACCCCAACCTAAATGACCTAATCTGGCAACTTCCTCTTTAGTTTTTTTGCCTGCACTACCTTCTTTACGAAACAAACTGCCCTTACTTTCACTTTTATAGGCTTGTTCGATCCTATCGGCAACCGCTTTAACTTGTTCGGGGGCCATATTAGAATTAACTCTACTGCCCCTTAAATAAGTATTAAACCAGTCTGTCATAAACTTGCTAACTTGTCCTGGTTGTCCAGTAAGCATACCTGAACTTACTGCTGATTGCAGAGCATTAAGACCCTGACTTATAAATTCATTTATAAAAATATTACGTGATTCGGTATCGGCTGTACTAATACCTTTATTTTTACCAACAAGTTTGCTAGCAATAACTCTAGGATCAAGACCCATACGATCATCTTCTTGTAGTATTTCTTCAAATACCTTATTAAGCTTTTCGTACTCAGTCATTTTTAGCCCTCAATGACTTAGAAAAGCGTTTCTGATCCCTGCCTTTAATAGAACTAAGTAGTTTTTTCTCTAATATTTCTGCCTTATCTTTTGGAAACTTTTTGTTAATAAGTTCTAACAAGTTGATAGCACTTGTTATAATGTTATTAGCTCTACTTTCTATGACATGATTGATGTCACGGTTAGATCCAATAGCTTCCAATTCCTCTAAAAGGCTTCGGGTACGCTTTTGCATTGTAATATTCCTATTATATATTTATCTAGGATTATTGTTTATTGCGTATATTGTTAAGCATACGATTTAGATCCGCAGCCCGTGCGTCCCCGGCTATTTTACGCACTTCTGGTTGACCCTCTTGAACCGTAGATATTTGTGCAGTGTTCTTAATTTGGCTCATTATTTCCAGTGCTGTAGGTTGTACTTTGTCCTGCTTATTTTGCTCCCCGTCATCGGTAATTCTTAAAGTTTCACGGTCAAATGCTAGTTCAATCTTCTGTCCCACACCCGAACTACTGCGTGTCTTCATTAACTGAATTTGATAACGACCTTGATCCTTCATACTACGACTTGTGAAGATACCGAACACGTTATCAGCAGTATTGATCTTACTGATACCACCTGCGATATGACTATGATCGAACTCAATTTCTTCAACTGCACTACGATTTAGCTGACTTGCTGTGACAAATATGACATTCAATTCTTTAGCCAGATTTCTCAATTCTTCGCTAACATACTTGTCTTTAATGAACAAATCATTAGGGCTGACCTTTGCTGTCACGGGCATAATTAGATCCAAATAATCTACACATAAAAAGTCTAGTTTGAACCCAGTCTGAACTTGTAATTCTTTGCAATATGCACGTATATCGTTGACTGTGCTTTGTGCAGGCATGTATTTTATTCTTAAACCACCTGCCTTTTTAGCAATCATTTTGACCTTCATTTCAACATTATCGATGTCTTTAAATATTTCTTTTGTATTCGTATCAGTCATCATGCTATCGATACGCATACTACACAAGCCCTCACTTAATTCTAGTGTTATATAGATGCCATTAAGTCCTGCTTGTGTCCAGTTTACTGCTAGATTTTGCATGAACAAACTCTTACCTGATCCTGAACCACCTGCAAAGATTTGTAGTTCTCCGCGATTGAAACCACCATATAACTTGCTGTCCAATGTAGGCCAGCCTGTGCTGTTTTGTCCATTATTAGACTTTAGTAGCATCAATCTGCCGCGAGGATCAGCGAAATAGTCTGTACCCATATCGCGCTGTAGAGAAATCTGAACAGCATCTTTGATCAGTTTCTCTACAGGGCCATACTCGCCCTTCTCAAGATGATCTGCACTCTTAAGAATAGCCCTCTCAAGTTCTTGTCTTTGTGTAAATTTTTCAAATTCTTCAAGGAACCAATTATAATGACCGTCATCCAAATCTTCAATAGGATCAATGTCTAACTGACATGCAGCCTTTATTTGAATAGGTTCTGGAAGAACATTATAATTTTTACTATGATCAATTAAAAATGAAACTGCCGGGCGCAGTTTTCTATCAAAATTTTCTGGCTTTATTATATTAAGAACTCTGGTAAATAGTTCAGCATTTGTTACCATCATTCTTAAGAAAACTACTTGCACATCAATATTGTAATCAATTTTGTAATCTTTTGACAAGTTTATTCCTCTTTAATTCTAATTTAATTTTGCTGTTAGTAGCTGATTGTAAGATACTTAGTAATGTAGCAACTTTACCATATTTTACTACAGCATCATTCACATCTTTTATTTCATCTGCCCAATTAGGTATGCTTACAAAAAAACCATAATCCAAAGCTTTATCGCAAATACTCAACCCAGCAACATCATGATCGGGAACAATAATAATTTTTTTGTTAAGCTGTAACAATAAATCTGCTTGTTCAGGACTTATAGTATTGTGTGTCAATGCGCAGCCATTAATACTGAGGGCATCGAATATTCCTTCTGTTACTATACAGACACTATATTCTTCTTTTTGTAAATCTATTCCAAATACAAATCCAGGCTGTTGTTCATTAATAAATTTTGGGGTTCTGTTATCTAGATATCTGCTAGTATGACCTACTACTTTATTGTTGTAAGTGTATGGTATGATAATTCTGTTACTTTGTCTCCCTTCTGCTTTAGGAGTTACCATGTATGGATAATCTTTATAGTTTATTTTTCTGCTGCTTAAGTAATCAATGAACGATTTATGACTTTCATTACGGTCGTCAAGTAAATCAGCATCTGGCAATGTGCATTCTTTAAATTTAATTTTCTTCTTTTCTTTTTTAATCTTAATATATTCAATTAAATCTTTTTGTTGTAGACTTTCGAAATTCCACTTATTGATTTGATCTTTATCTATTCCGCAATAATCTAAAAACTGCCTTAAGTTTTTAGAAAAGCTTCTACCCAAGGTAAATGTACATTTAAATCCACAATTGAAACAATGATAGCTCCAGTTATCACCGTCAAATTTTATACCGCCTCTGCCGCGACGATCGGCTTTATGTCCGCGATTATGGCAGCATACAGCATTAAAGCTGTGCCATCCGCTTTGCGTTGTTTTCTTCTTGCCTGGAACTACTGTGAGAATATCAAACACTCAGTAATTATAACAGAGTGTTGCACAAAAACAAATACTATTGGTAACTTATCTTGCCAAAATATTTGTGACTACACCGGCGTTGCTAGTGAATACCATTCTAACAAATGGATGAAAGCCCCTTACAGTGTAACCTTTTGTAGAATTCAAATTGCTGTATTCCTCAGTTGTAATATCGTACCAATCTGCATTTAGTTGAGTTGTAGAACCTTGTATGGTCACGTCTCCATTAAATTCAGTATAGTGCGCCTGTAGTGTCAATATAGGATTATCTTGTGTATTGATTATACTAGTATAATATGTGTTAGCATTTGACAATGGATTGGTTGAACTGTTGGTTGGATCAAGATTTGGAAATGGCTGTCCTGTAGGTATGGTTACAATTTCACTTGGAACAAAACTTGGAAGCACACTATTCAATATATTAATATCACCTCGGGCCCCAGCAGCTGGATCAACAAATACTGGATAATCAAATTCACCAACTGGAATTTCTAAACTGTAATAACATTTTTGTGCATTAATGTCTTCCAAATCAGCCGCATTTAAATGTAGATATGCAATTCCTGTCAATGGTAATTCTAGTGTCAACGCTCTAGTAATTAAAATCTCAGTGCCGTTATAGTTTATGATACGACAAGTAATTGTTTTACCTGTGATATCAACGGGTTTCTGTTCTTGATTTAAGAATTGAAACTGTATCTTATTATCTACACCTTTGTGTAAATTGAGTGTTTTAGCATATACTGGCATAAAGGCCCTCGGACTGTTACCTGATAATAGGACGACAATCTGACGTTGGGTATATAAAAATACTGCTGTTGAATATCCTACATTAGTAACCGTCACGACATCGCTCCTATATAATATTTAGTGTAAAAAATTAAATACAAAAAGGGTGAGGTTGAGTAAATAATACAGATTTATTACGATGATTTCAAAAGAGTTTTTTAAAAAATTAAGCGAAAACCACCCGTTCATTACGGTCCTTAGTTTTGCCAATCAGGATTACGTTGGAATAATGCAAAATCGTGATGATAATTGTACTACTATCTATGATTACGGTGCAATTGTAGACTTGCAATTGAAAGAAAAGTTTTTAGAATTGGGTGACGTTTGGTGGTGGGAAAGCAATC